ATTTTTTCCATTGGGAAAATCTCATGGGAGATAGTTTTGGATGCAGCACAGCGCCCAAAGGACCAAATTTTGGTGTGTTTTCCGTCGGATCTTCATGATCACGCCGATCTGACTGGTTCGATTGCGGATTCAGTAACGATGTCGTCTTTTGGGAGATGCTCTGCAGTTTTGTGTGTTCCTTTTGACGGTGGTGCCTTAATGAAGTATGGTGAGATTAAAGCTTTTGATCAGAATGTTATATCGTATTTTGATGGAGACAGGGAGTTAACGATCAGAGATAGATACGAGTATACTTCCCTGGAAACAACAAGGGGAGATTGTGGATCTATTCTTATAGCTATTGGTTCTCATTTGCCCAAGAAAATTCTTGGTATTCATGTTGCAGGGAATGTTGGACTTGGTGTCGCTTCTCCATTGGCTGTGAAAGATATTTTGCGTACCTTGAACTCTTTTCCAATTCAAGCGCACATTTCGTTGGACGTTGATATGTATTTGGAAAAACAAGCTGCTTTTGATGAGGTCAAGAAACCTGAAGGGAATTTTGTTTCAGTAGGTGTTTCCAAAATTCAGGTTGCAAGTCCATCTAAGACCGCACTGCGCCCATCAAAGTGTCATGGACTGATTATTGAACCCCTTACAGCGCCCGCGGCTTTAAAACCAATTTTTGTTGATGGGAAATTGATAGACCCCATGTATAATGGACTTAAGAAAGCCGGCCAAATTCCTCCTTCACTGAATGATGAGTATTTGGACGCGGCTATAAATGATGTCATGCGTATTGTATGTTCTAATATCCGTGAGAGTGATTGTCGAATCTTGTCAAACCTTGAAGCTGTGACGGGTGTTGAAGGTGATGATTGTCTCCCTCCCATTAAACGCAGCTCTTCCGCTGGATATCCTTGGATAGCGGACCGGAAAGGACTTGGTAAAACGAAGTGGTTGGGAAGTGACACTTACTCGTTGTCGCCTGATGTGGAGTTGGTTATGTATGAGCGTGAACGTTTAGCGAAACAAGGAGTGAGATACCCGACATTTTGGATTGACACTTTAAAGGATGAGCGCCGCCCATTAGATAAAGTCGCTATTGGGAAAACGCGAGTGTTTTCAGCGGGTCCAATGGACTTTACGCTTTCTTTTAGAAAGTATTTCCTAGGATTTGCTGCCCATTGTACGCGTAACCGAATTGACAATGAAATTTCTGTAGGAACGAATGTTTATTCACAAGATTGGACAAAATCCGCTAAGAAATGTACTACTAAAGGTTCTAA